GATCGACAAGGACGGCAACACCGGCATGAGCGCGTTCGGGTTCGAGGAAGAGATGTGGCACGTCGGCAACTTCAACGGCGGCAGCATCGGCATCGAACAGATCGGCTTCGCGAGCCTCACCAAACTCCTGTGGAGCCGTAGCCACCAGAAGCAGATCATCAAGGTCGCGCGGTGGCTCGCCTGGTTCCACCACCGCTACGGCGTCCCGCTCACGCATAGCCTCGAGGGCGTCTGTACGCACGCCGACGTCGGCGCCGCCGGCATCGACACGAGCGGCCACACCGACCCCGGCGCGAACTACCCATTGCGGACGGTGCTGTGGCTCGCGAACAGGTACGTCCGCAAGGGCGGATGGAGCCGGACATCCCCGATCTGACAAAGGCAGGCTGACATGCCCCCGACAACTCCAATCCCGATCACGCTCACGATCGCCGCGCTCAGCGACGCCGAGGCGGCCGCACTTCTCACCCAACGAACGAAGGAGCGCACCATGACCGTTCACCCCGACAAGCCGGCGCCCGCGAAGCCGGGCTGGCAGAGCACCGAGTTCTGGGTCTCGATCGCGACCGCCGTCGGCACAGTCGCCGCGTCCGCTGAAGGGTCGCTCCCGCCCAGGTATGCCGCGCTCGCCTCCACCGTCGCCGCCGTCGCCTACGCCCTTAGCCGCGGCCTCGCGAAGCATTAGACATGCACGGCCTGCTCATCACGATCGTGCTGATCCTCGCCGTCATCGCCCTGCTCGCATTCATCGTGAGGCGCTGATGACGAGCAAGCTCGAGCCCTACCCAGGGCTGCACCCCGGCACGGGCACGAACGACCACGTCCACCAGTGGCAGCGGTACCGCGACGGCATCACCGCCTGCCACATCTGCGGGAAACGGAAGGAGGTCTGATGGCGGAGTTCTCGTGGCCACCTATGCAGCCGATCACACCCGACGGGTTCGTGACGGCGGTCTACGACGGCGACACCCCGTATGCGCATATCCGGTGGAACGCGACGCCGGAGGGGATCCTGCATGACGTTCCGATCCGCGTCGACGGGATCAATGCCGTAGAGCTCCGTACCATCTATGGCCTCGAGGCGCGCGCCGCGGCGGTGTTCATCCTCGCCGGCCATCCCGAGCTCACTGGCACGGACACGAGCGCATATGCGGCGGCGGACACGCTCGACGACGGCACGAAGATCCTGAGGATGATCGCTCCGCCGCATGTCACCTTCGTGCACCAGCGACGCGAGAAGTACGGCCGGTTTCTCGCCCGGATCACTCTCTCCGACGGCGGCGACTTCAGCCAGCGGATGCTGCTCATGCCGGACGGCTCGCCTCGCCTCGCAAGCGACGGCGTGACTCCGCTCGCCGTCCCCTACACACCCTGAACACGGGCATCACGCCAGCCGGCGCCCGACAACCCCGCAAAGAGAAGCGGACGCCGGCCGACCACGGGAGGTTCCCAGATGGGAAGCCACCGCAGAACCATCGCCGCCACCGCGGCGATCCTGTTGGCCGCTACGAGCGGCTTTTTCATGCACGCATCCGCCCACGCCGCGACGAGCATCTGCGGCGATTCATGGGGCAGCGACGGGCACACCGGCCCCTGGTACGTCGGTTCGAACCAGAGCCTGCACGGCAACACACTCGTCATCAACTGCCCCGGCGCGTCGACGGCGTGGAACGTCACCTATGCCGTTTACAAGACGGACGGCAGCGGCGGGTCGGCGTTCTCGCCGATCTTCGTTGTGAGGAGCGGGAACGGCGACGCCTCGTTCTCGGTGTCGACGAACCCGGTCGGCTGTAACCAGGGGTGGCTCTACTACACCCAGGTCAAGAATGATTTCACCGGCAACTACATCCGGAAGCCGGAGGCGGGGAAGGTGATCTGCTGACCGTCGGTGCGCGAGCTCGTGTGGGCAATCCGAGCGTCGGCAGGTTCGGCGCGAAGCGAAGAGGAGGTCACGTTGCCTGACCAGAATCCTGATCGTCGCCGTCGTCGCGTTGTGCACGGCAGCTACCGCGTCGCGGGCCGAGGCGTGGCCTGCACCGCCAGCACGCCGAGCGGCGTGCATAACTCGACCTGTGCCGGCGCTGTGTCGCCTGCACTGGTGGGTTCACCGAGTCCACAGTCTGGAACGCGAGCGTTCGCTTCCACGTTCGCGGTACTGGTATTCGGCTGAACGACACCCGGCCGCCGCGCCGTGGCTCGAGCAGCGCGAGGCGTGGCGGGGCCGCGCCGAACGGGTAGCGCGGATACCGCTCGCGCCGTGGCCGGCCGGGTGGCTCGCCGACGCGCTCTGCGTCCACAGCTACGAAGGCGCGTGGAACGCCGTCGACCCGACCGGAACCTACCGCGGCGGGATGCAGTTCGACGAGGGGACGTGGCTCGCGAACGGCGGCGCCGCGTATGCGCCGCGCGCTGATCTCGCCTCGCCGCGTGACCAACTGCTCGTCGCGCTCGCGACGTGGCGGGCGCGTGGCTGGGAGCCCTGGCCGAACACGGCCGCAGAGTGCGGCCTGCTCTAGAAGACAAGCAAGGCCGGGGCTTGCGCCCCGGCCTCTAGCCGCCGTTGTCCTGCTCGGAAGTTGCCGTCCCGAGATTGGATCCGGCGGATCCCCTGCGCCCCCGTCTAGCCTTCTGGCTGGGCGGGGGCGTTTCCGCGTTCAGCGACGCCGGGCCGGCGGTCGCCGCACGCGATCGCCAGCGCGACGACCCACCCGATCACCGTCCAAGCGAGCAGCGCGTTCAGGACAGCCACCATGCCGACCTGGTGGTGTCGCAGCGCGGCGATGATCGTCGGCAGCCAGTACGCGGCGAGGAACCCGATCACGAGTAGGCCGCCGCCGGGGTGCTGCGCGACGGCGAGGGCGATAGTGAACGCGACGAACGCGGCTATCAGGCCGAGCGGGACGGCGAGGATCCAGAACAGGACGGGGTGTGTGGCCTTGAGGGTCATGGGGCCTCCCTTGTCGCATTTTGCGGGAAAGTGTTGACGGTCACACGTTTGGGCGTTGTCAACCAGGATTTGAGGCGATAGTGTCTTGATCGCGGCAGGGCAGACGCGAAAGGGGCCTAGACAGTGGCAGACAAGTCTGGTGGGGGCGCACTTATGACGCCCGGTCGTTCCTTGCGGAGTGTCCATTGGATGGTCGGTTACCATGCTGCCGACGTCGACGCGCGTCGATACCCCGATCGAGGTCGGCGGCGATCTCTGCGGCCTTGGCTGCCTCTTTCGCGGCCTGGGAGACGTCCCAGGCTTTTCTGATCGTGCGTTCGGGCACGTCGAGCGCGGCTGCGAGCTTGGTCATGACGGGGAGCGTCGGCAGCGTGCCGCGCACTTCGATGTTCTGCCAGGTGGCGTAGGGGATTCCGGTTTGGCGGTCGGCTTCGCGCCGGTTGGGGCCGTAGTGCCGGACGCGGAGCCTTTGAACTAGGTGGGCGAGTGTCTCTGGCTCAGGCATGCGTCTAGTATGCCATGTCAAGGTCGGCGTGTCCAACCGACCAGTTATTTCCAGAAACCCCCTGCATATACGCCTGTCATAAATCGGACGGACCGCGCCTAGGACGACACGCCTAGGTTGACACGCCTAGCTAGGCGCGCTATGGTGGGCCTCATGAAGTTCGACGCACAGGCTCTCCTCCAGGCACGAGAAGGCAGGGGCCTCACCCAAGAACAACTCGCCGCAGCGGCCGGGTTGACGTTTTCGACAATCAGCCGCCTCGAGCGCGGCCTTGTCGTGCCCACGCTGAGCACGATCAACAAGCTCGCGCAGGCGCTCGACGGCGACGTGGAAGAACTGCTCACTACCGAGAACGGCGCGCCGGCATGAAGAACGTCCGGCACATGACGCTCCTGCAGCTCGCGCTGCACGTCGCGAACCTGCCAGACCGCCCCATCCTGTGGACGCAGTTCGAGCGGGACGCGCGCGACGAGTACGACCGGCGCATCGTCGCACTTGAGCAAGGAGCGGCGGCATGACGAGGCTTGGATACGTCCTCCTTGCGGTCGGGGCTTTCGTCCTCGCCGCCGCTCCGAACGCTTCCGCCCACCCAACCGCGACGTGGCTATCGGCCCGCACCACGATCCGCGTCCACGCCACCATCGTCCTCGCCCACCATGTCCGTGTCTGCAGCTGGCAGCCGACGGATAACCGCGTCCGCGGCTTCGTCCGCTACTCGAAGCGCCTCGCGACGGTCCCCGGCTGGGCGCAGGCTGGGCAGCGGCCGAGCCGCGCCGTCTGCGCGATCAACGGCGGCACGTATCGCACCGCCGCGCCGAACCAGTATCGGCCGAGCGGCACCGTCTACGCGCAGGGCCGGCGGATCCGCGGCTTCACCGACGCGCCGGCCGTCGGCTTCCGGAACGGCCACGCCTACATGGGCGCCCGCAACGCCTACCGGCACGGCGCCAGGTCGATCATGAACGGCCTCGCCTACCTCGTCACCAACGGCAAGCCGCTGCTCCACCACTCCCAAGCGCCATGGACGACGACGAAACAGTTCACCTGTGGAGCGCCCGGCACCGACGGCGTCTACGGATGTTCGCGTAGCGCGCTCGCCATCATGCGGACCGGCCGCGTCGCGCTCGTCGAGATCGGGCACGCCTCGATGCCGCTCGCCGCGAGGATCCTCGCCAGGCTCGGCGCGAAGAGCGCGATCACCTTCGACTCGGGCGGCGCAGCCTTGATGTGGACGCTCCAAGGCTCGCACAACACGGGCAGCCGCACCCAGGTCGGCCATCTGATGGGAGCGACCGTCGGCTCGGCTTGGAAGCGCAGGATCCCCGACGCGCTGATCGTGAACGCGAGGCCGCTGTGAACCTTCTCGTCCACATCATCCTCGGCTTCATCGCCCTGGTCTCGGTCACCGCGATCGTCGTGGCGGCCGTCGACGAGTGGAGGGGCGTGCTGTGACCACCATCATCGCCTGCGTCATCAGCTTCTTCTTCGGCTCGACGTGCGGCCTGCTGCTCGGCGGCATCGCCGCGGCGAGTGCCAGAGCAGACGAGCGCGCCCGCGAAGCAGCTTTGGCGCAGCGACTCAGCGACAGGCTTGTGCGCGACTTCCACGTCGTGCGAGAGGAAGACGGGACGGAACACATCGTCCCCGTCGAAGACAGCTCGCCGCCGGCGGGCTGAGAAACCAGCGGCCCGGCCGAAAGGTGTTCCCCCCGAGGCCGAGCCGCAGATACAGGAGGAAGGTTATATGAGGCATCGGAGCAACCTCGTCGTTGGAGGCGTCATCGGCGTGATCGCGCTGCTGTGCATCGCGGTCGTCGCCCAGGCGAGCGTGAAGAACTCGGTCCAGCCCGGCAAGCTCGTGTTCGGCCAGGTCGTGTCGGGTCAGCACCCGAACCGGCTCGTCACGCTCCACAACGGCACCGGCGCGAACCGGCGCATCAAGACGATCGGCATCGCCGGCTCTGGTGGCTACGTCTTCACGATGCCGAAGAACACGGCGGCGCTCGCCGCGACCGGCCTGCCGACGTGCACCGTCGGACTGGTGTTGCCGGCCGGCGCGAAGTGCGCCATCGACATCCGCGTTCACACCGTCCGCGTCGGCTGGTGGCGCAGCGTTCTCCACATCGTCTACCGCAACGGGTGGTTCAACAGCGGCAGCCTCGAAGCGCACGTCGTGCCAGCGCCGACGCCGGCACGGTCGACGACACCGGGCTCGTGCACCTCGCTGTCAACGATCAGCGAGGTGTGCGCGTCGTGAGCACGGTTGAGCGGATCGTCGCGCTGCCCGACACCGTCGAGGAGGCCGTCAGCTTCGGCGTCGTCCTCCTCGACGAGTGGGCGCCCGGCTGGGCGGGGAGCATAGACGTCGACACGCTCTATATGAGTGACGGCGATCGGTGCGTCCTCGGCCAGTTGTTCGGCGGGTACGACTATGGCTGTGACCGGCTCGGCTTGTATGAGGACATGCCGACGCGGTTCGGGTTCAACGTGGATGGCCAGAAGCCGTGGCAGCCGCTCGAGGATGAGTGGCGCCGCGTCATCACGGAACGGCAAGAGGCGACGGCGTGATGAACGGCGCCGCCAGACGGGGTAAGGACGCGCCTTCGGGCGCGTCCTCCCGGTCGGTCACTACCGCTGCGATCGACGCGCTCGTCACGTTCAGCGAGGCGGAGCGCGTTGTGGGTGCGGTGCTGGCCTATGAGTCATTCGCTGGGATCTTGGCGGAGCTCGCGCTCGCGCTCGAAGAGGTACGCGACCAGCTCCGCGAGGCTCTCGGTGGTTCGCCGCTTGGGCTGAACGTGGACGGGGTCCTGGTAGCGATGGCGCGATTCGATGAGGAGATCAAGCATGTCCAGCAACTCGCCGGACTCATAGACGAGGAGGAACCAGATGCCGAGTAACGAGGTCACCGTGCTGCCCGAAGCGGGCAGGCCCGACACCACCAAAGCACTCGCCCTCGCCGGTGGGCTGAACCTCGAGGAGATCAAGAGCATCGGCACCGTCTTCTTCCAATCCGGGATGTTCCGGGACACGAAGAGCGCCGCGCAGGCGATCACGAAGGTGATGGCGGGGCAGGAGCTCGGTGTGCCGCCGATGCAATCGATGCGCGGCATCCACGTCGTCGACGGGAATCCGCAGCTGAGCGCCGGGTTGATCGCAGCGTTGGTGAAGCGCAGCCGCAAGTACGACTACCGCGTGAAAGATCAGAACGACACGGTCGTCGTGCTCGAGTGGTTCCAGGACGGCGAGCCGGTCGGCGAGTCCTCGTTCACGCATGGCGAGGCGGAGACCGCGAACCTGACGAGCCGCACGAACTGGAAGACGTACACCGAGGACATGCTCTTCGCCCGCGCCTTGACCAGGGGCGCGCGCAGGTATTGCCCGGACGTGTTCGGCGGCGCCGTCTACGCGCCCGGTGAAGCCGCTCCGGACGCCGATGACTTGCCGCGGCCGATGATCCAGCAGACGCCACAGGGCGGCTACACCCCGCCGCGCGTCGCCCAACTCCACGAAGAGTCCCGCTCGGCGTCCTCTGCCCATGAGGGTGCGGCCCACACCTCGGACGCTCCTGCGTCCGAGGCGCCGAGCGGGACGGAACCACACTTGTTCCCGCCGAGCGATGAGGAGTTGGAGGCACTTGAGGCCGACCAGCACCGCGACCCGACCGACGGAGACTCGTGATGGAGCGCGTGGTTCTCGTCGCTGTATCGACCGAACTTGCCGAGCAGATGCTCGAGGACGACGGCTTGCCTCTCCGGCGCGACACGCGCGTTCGGCTAAAGCCGGCGGACGACTGGGAACGCGAGATGACGGGCGCGACCTACTCGATGATCTTCACCGAGGAGCGTGACCCACGATGACTACCGACCTGGCACGCCAGGAAGCGCAGGCGATCACCGACCCCGCCACCGGCGAAATCATCGACCGCGCCGACACCGCCAAGGTCGCCGACCTCTACCAGCGCATCCAAGAAGTCCAAGCCCAGTGGAGTGAGGCTCGCGCGTGGTGCGCCCGCGCGTTGATCGACTCGGCGGACGCGCGGTCAGAATGGACGTTCAACATCGGTGGCGTGGATGTCACGGTCGACCCGCCGAGCAGCGCCAGCATCGACTGGGACGAAGAGGAACTGGCGAAACTCGAGGAACTCGTGTCGCCTGAGCGGTACGGAGAGCTCGTGAAGCAGACGGTCGTCACCAAGGTTCAGACCGTCAAGCTCAAGGCGTTGGCGCGGCGTGTTGGGCCGGAGTCGGTGATCGGTCAGATCATCGCTCGGGCTGAGCGGCGCCGGCCAAAGCCCAGATCGGTGAGGGTGAAATGACGGTCCTCGCGAAGTGCCCCAAATGCGGCCGCCTACTCGCTGTCTACGGCGGCAAGATCCGCACCCATGTCCCGCGCGGCGGATGGTCACAGACTCCATGTCCCGGCAGCGGCGCCCACGTCGAACCGGCGGAGATCCGACGGTGACGGAGCGCCTCGCAGACCTCCTCACAACCGCGGTTCGTGAACGCGCAGCCGCGTACGCCCAGCTGACCGAGGCGAAGGCGCGGATCCGCGAGCTCGAAGAACCGTTCAAAACGGCGGAGCAGGTCGCGTTCAAGCTCGGGTATAGCGTCGACACGATCTATGACTGGGCGCAGGCTGGGAAGATCCCGGTCGTGTTCCGCGCCGGCGGCCAGATCCGGTTCGACCTCACAGACGTCGTCGCGGCGCTCAAAGAGGCGGAAAACAATGGGTGATCCCATGGTCAGAGCGTGCCGCTGCGACGGAACAGGCAAGATCGCCTACCACCACGAGCTGCGCGACTCGGACGGCAACGTCGTCCAGATCAGCAGTGGATGGAACCCATGCTCGTGTCGCACGGGCGAGGAGCCGCGCGCAGGTGAGGCCGCGACCTGGAGCACTGAGACGCCCTACGTGGCCGCGTGGCAGAGCGAGGTAGGCCATGCCTACATCGAGGTCAGCGTGTCCGCCGAGGTGCCCTATAGCGCCGACGTGCACCGACTGCACCGACACGGCAACCGCTACTACCCGACCACAATCGACCTCCAATGCGAGTCGCGCGAGATGACGTTCCTCTTCCCGGAGGAGGTGCGGCGGCTTTCGCGCCTTCTCATGGAGGCGGCAGACGCGGCCGAGCGCATCGACAAGCCCGACCAGGCGGCGTGCGGCCACTGGGCGCCCTGCGACTGCGAGGAGACCACACAATGAACGAACGTGCGGCGACGTTCCGGCCGCGGTTCACCGACCTCGACAAGCGGTTGATCCTTGCCGCTGTCCGCGAGATGCACAAGCGCGACCGTGCTGATCGGGACTGGCGCAGGCTGACCATCACGTTCGGCCGCCTCTGCGGCTACACGCCAGAAGAGGTGCTCGATGACGACTGACCATGGGTTAGTGGATCGTGCGGTAAAGCCCACCAGGGCGCAGAAGCGCATCCTCGCCGCCTGCGCGGACAAGGGCATCGTGGTCACGGCGCTGTGGTGGGAGCCGTGGGAACCCGCGAATGAGATGGAAGGCATCGGCGGCGGATGGACCATCGAGACGAGTAATAGCCGCGTGGACGGCCTCATCGGTTTGAATGTCTCCGAGGCCGTTGAGTTCATCGAGCGATTCGGGAAACTGCGGTGACTCTCCCCGCGCATAATCCGTTCGGCCTGATGATTTTCAGCGTCGTCGTGTGGTGCGTGATATACGCGGTGTCGCGAGAAGACCGCAGGACTATGACGCCTGAACGATCCACAGTGGATCGCGCAGTGACGCACGTCTGCGCTTACGTGCTGGAGTTCTCAGACGGCGGCCCGGATGAGGCGCGACTTCTTCACGCTGGCACGCTGGAGGAGTGCGACCGCACGGCTGACTCGATCCCCGCCGCCTCCTACAACGGTGACCGGCCAGTTCGGCAGGCGCACGTGATCGTCACGACGGCCGAGTCGTGGCAGGAGGCCGCAGACCTATGACCGATTTGTGGATGAACCCTTGGGCTGCCGGTAACGCTGAAATCGAAAGTGCTGCTCGAAGGGCGCGGCTGCGGCGCGAGCAATCAAAGCAAGGAGGAGGACTGATGGCTGACCGGATCACAACAGATGACCCACGTCGCCCGTGCCCTGCCTGTGGGTCGCCAAACGGCGGCGGCTATATCACCCCCGGCTGCCCGGACTGCGATTGGCGGCTCGCTGTCGATCTGGACTGGCCGGGACGCCGCGATAAGACACCGATGATCGACCCAGTACGGATAGGTTCGACCGTGGCTGAGGTAGAGCGGCGATCTAGAGGCGGTCGGCCCGTTGGGAGGTCATCCGCGCACGACGACGCCGCGGGCGATCAGGGACGCCCTCGAAGCCCTCGAAGGAACCATGGGACTATGACTCCCATGGTTCGACCCCGAGGCCATGCCATCACGATCTACGTGGCCGACCACGCCACGAAGGAACAGGTCGAGCACATCCAGCAGACGCTCCAGATGGCCGTTGACAAGCTGCCCGACCGCGCGTTCATCATCGTGGACTTGCCGAAGGGACTGTCGGCCGATCTCGCCATCCAGTTGAAGCACGAGATGCAGCAGATCGCCGACGAGGTTTCGCGGGAGTTTCCTGGTGCGTGACACGCACGCGATTATCGCATGGGAGATCCTCGACAGACCGATCCACCGCGGCGATTCGGTGACTGTCATCGACGGTCGGCTGGTGGTTACCCGCCGTTCATGGTGGAGGAGGCTGCTTCATGTCTGACCACGCGATAGTGGATAGTGCGGTGCCGCGATACAAGGCTGGCGAGAACCCCGTGATCGCGTGGGCCGACCAGATCTGGCGCGGCGCGACCTCTCATTGGGAGGTTCAGGAGATGCTCGCGGCCTTCGGGAACGACGCCATCGACTACGCGCTGCGGCAGATGCCGAAGGACACACAACTATGACTCGCATTGTGCCGTGGTTCTGGTGCGCTGTCTGCCGTCGATTCCGACGCGGAAGCCATATGCGCTGGCCGAACGGATCAAAGGCGTGCGCGACGTGCGTGGCGAGGTGGAACCTTGGACGCTGACCATACGACTGGCACTCCCATGGTTCCGCTTGAGGATCGCGGCAACGGTCGTCACTACTTGTGGGAGCGAGACGTCCCCGGCCTGCCGCACGCCTGGTTCTCTCAGATGACGACCACTCCCGAAGCGCCGCCCGGTCGCGGATGGAGGTATATCCGTGCGATCTGACGACCGCATGAGTGTGAACCCCGTGGTAGGCGTCGGCATGGACGATTGGCGCGACGACCCCGAGCGGCGCTCGCTGGACGGGTATCCGACCGAGAGGGAGCGCGAGATCACGAACAACGCCTTCCGCATGGGCTGGCAGCGCGCCTTGCAGACCGTAAACCTCGCGCTCGACAGGCTGGAAGGCAAAGGACAGTGATTCGCGTGGAATGCACCTGCACCTACCGGCATCCAGAAGCCGAATCGAATCCGCGCACGCCTGACCCGGATTGTCCTGTCCACCGCACGACTGGTTCTCGCGCGGCGAGCGGTGAAACCCGCGAGTTTGAAACCCACGACGGCCAAAACCGTACCGAAATAGGTACGCACCCGACACCTGATCGCGCGGTGGAGATCCAGGCGATGATCCAGACGCTGCGAGATCGGGACTGCCCATACCTCGGCCACTACAAGCTGGGCTATGACGCCGCGCTAGACGATCTGCTCACGCTGCTGGAGAGCGCCGATGCCTGACCGCACAACCAGCAATCGCGCGGTCTGCACCTGCCTGCCCGTCCTGACGACCGGCCAGCTGCGCGACGAAGGCCACCACGAGACGTGGTGCAGAACTCTCCGCGTGGTGACGTGGAACGACCAGGGCCAACGATTCGAGACTGAGCGCGGATTCCGCCTCTATGGCTGCGCGAAACGCGGCTGCGATGAGATCAACCTCGACTTCGAGGCGTTCGGCGGACATGGTGGCAAGAGCTACTGCCTGCACCACATCCCGCTCCGCTCACGGTTCAAGCTCTGGAGGCAGCGGAATGCGTGACGCGACCCCGTATCGCGCGGCCGATCCGCCGCAGGGGCATTGGCGGACGATCTTCGACGCGAACAGCCAGCCGAAGCGCATGGAATGGGTCTGGGATGTCGAGCCGACCGTCGAGTGGCTCGAGGCCGAGCTCGAGCGCAGGAGGGGCGATGCCTGACCACGCGACTTCGCATCGCATGGTCGGGTCACGCAGCGAGGTAGGCGTTCATGCGGCGTCTCGCGTCGTCGAGCGAGTCGGGCCACAGATGCGAATAGGTGTTGAGCGTCTCGGTCGGGTTGGCGTGGCCGAGTTGGGCAGAGACTTGGCGGACGTTCAGGCCGGCGGCGATCATCATCGACGCGGCGGCGTGGCGCAGGTCGTGGAAGCGGACGCCGGGCAGGTCAACCTTCAAGCGCGCTTTGACCCAGCTACGCCGCATCAACCTGGCGGTGAACGGGCGAGGTTCCGGCCAGCGGCCACTCCCCGTCGTCATCGGCGCGACGAGCTCGCCCGGATACTCGGCGAGGTGGACCCGCAAAGCCTCCCCGACCGGCCCGTAGAACGCGACGCGGCGCACGCCTTCCGTCTTCGTCGAGTCGAGCTTCCCGGTGACGCGGTTGCGCTGCTGGTGGACGAACACCCACTCCTCGTCGAGGTTCACGTCGGCCTGGTGGAGGCCGAGGATCTCGCCTTCCCGCAGGCCGCAATACCCGGCGAGGAGGACGAGCGCGTAACACCGCGCGTCCGAGGCGAGGGCGAGCGCGTCGACTTGTGCCCGCGTCGGGATCGTGAGCGTCGGCCGTTTGACGCGGTCGATGGCTTCGGCCGGCGGCGGCATCGCCGGGATGTCTCCATACCTATGCGCGTGCCGCAGGACGCTGCGCAGCACGCCGTTACAGGCGGCGACCGTCTTCGGCTGGTGGATGCGGCCCATCTCCATCAGGAAGGCGTCCATCCGCCGCGCGTCGAGTTGGCTGGCCGGCATGTCGCCGAGGAGTCGGCGGATGTGGGCGGCGTGATCGTCGTAGCGTTCCCTGGTCGCGGGCTTCCACCGGCGTCCGCGGACGTCTTGCCACTCCGAGATGAGCTCGCTGACGGTGCGCGCGTCGGTCTTGGGCGCCGGCGGGTTGATCTTCTCGTCCTGCATCCGCTTGCGTTGGACGCCGAGCCACAGGTCAGCGTCGAGTTCCGAGTCGAACACTTCCGGCTTCACGCCGTTGATGCGCGCTCGATATCGGCCGCTAGGGAGGGGTTCGATCGAGCCTGTGCCCTTGAGGCGGCGCCGCTTGGTGCGCGGCATCTACTGGCTGGCGTCGTCGGGGATGATCGGCGTGCTGTCGTATTCCACATTGACGCCGAGCTCGTCGCTCAGGTTCTTGGCGATCAGCCGAGCGTGCGGAGCTATGACGTGGTCATACCACGCCTCAGATGGTCGTTGGCGCGGCGTGTCGAGCAGTTCGCGGATCGTCTGCATCTCGGTGACGAGCGCCTCGATCCGCGCGCGCATCTCGCCTTCGTAGGCGCGTCCCATGACCTCGTCGTCGAGGTAGGCGCGGATGTCGGTGACGGCGTCGCTGAGGGTGTCGCTGATCATGTGGCCTCCGGGGATCACAGTGGATGGTTATCCCATGATACCACCATGATCCCCGGAAACCGCCTTTTCTCCATCGGGGCGCCGAGATTCGAACTCGCCAACCCAGAATCGAGACCTAGCGGGGATTACCGGGTTTTGCCGCCTATTTCGGGGGTCGAGGCTCGACGCTGGAGAGGGCCTGATCGCCGCGGTTGGAGCTTCTGTGGCTCCCATAAACCCACGATGAGACCACGGCGGCCAGTGTGACCGTCTACGGAGTCGTCCACGAACGCGACAGCAGACACCGCGACCGGCCCGACGTCCGCCAAGCCCACCTCGACGGCCGTCACCGCCGCGCGCTCCAACGGATGCAAGAGCCGGCGCCGAACTGCACGCACGCCTTCCGGATCCGCTGGATGCCGCTCCTGTGGATCTGCCAGCTATGCGGCGCCGCCGTCACCGCCGAACAGGTCGACACGACACGCACTTCCCGCGACATCAGGCGGCGCCTCCTACGCATCATGGACGGCCGAAGCGCGTGACCAGCCGCCACGTCACCTGCGCCGCTTGTGGCCTGCACATCCACGCCGCCACCCTCTACGACGCATGGCAGTTGTTCGACCATCACGTCGACACGGAGCATGGCCGCCGCTTCCCGCTCGGCGCGCACCACGTCATCAACACCGGGCTCGGCCCGATGCGGCGTGCGCGGGTGGCGCCGCTCACACCACAAGGAGGATCGTGACCATGCCGACCTGTCCCTACTGCGCCACGGAGTGGCATGGCTCGCATGACTGCGCCGGCGTCTGGCAGCGCAAACCCGCGAAGCCGCCGATGCCGGAGTACGACGAGGGTTGGGAGATGCGCGGCGATGCGATCAAGCTCTGGCTCGACCTCTTCCGCCGCCAGGGCGACCTTGACGACCACATGATGTTCGGCCTGCACATCGCCGAGAAGGCGCTGGAGGCGACTCGGACGGTGCAGCGGTGAACCGCCAGACCAGCAACCGCGTTGAGGAGAGACGCTTCGCCGCGGCCGAGGCCGACGGGTGGTACCTCCAGGCGCCCAAAGGCGTCGGCCGGCGACGCCGAAGCGGATTCGGCGCGCCCCGAAGCTATCCAAGTTGCGGATCGTGCTACCGGCCGATATCGGCGAAGTCCGGCGCATATTGCCCAGCCTGCGAAGAGTCCGGTGCTGCTGACCGGCATCGCCAGCGAGCAGCCGGGGGGATCAGGCCATGACCGTCCTGCCCGAGGTTCTCACCCGGTATGTGGTCGAAGACCGCGGCTACCACACGCCCTGTTGGATCTGGACGGGTGCCTGCAAGCCAGAAGGCTACGCCGAGGTCAACTGGCAGCGCCGCGGCGGGGCCAACGCCCACCGCCTTGTCTATGAGCACCTGGTCGCTCCCATCCCGGATGGGTTGCAGATCGACCATCTCTGCCGCAACAGGTCATGCGTGAATCCAGACCATCTCGAGCCCGTAACCCCCGCCGAGAACACTCGACGCGGTGCAGGCACCAAGCTGGCGATGGACGACGCGATCAATATCCGGCGGCGTCATGCCGCCGGGGAAAGCCAGAGCGCGCTCGCCAGAGAGTACGGAGTCCACCCGGCGCATGTGAGCAAAATCGTGTCTGGGAAGAAGTGGCGCCCCTGATGGGCGACAAGGGCTTCCATCTGTCTAGCAAGACCATTTGCCCGGTTTGCCAGAAGCCGATCCGGCGCACCAAGAGCGACTCGTACAGCTGCGCCGCGTGGCTCGACTTCCAACCCGCCCACATCCGCTGCGCCGCCGCCACGCAACCCCGCGAAATGGCCGCAGGAGGCGCCGAATGACCTGCATCGTCGGGATCGCCACCAAGACCGGCACCCTCATCGCTGGAGACAGCCTCGCGTCGAACTGGTACACCCAGACGCGGCGCACAGACCGGAAGGTGTTCAAGCTCGGCGACCACGTCGCCGTCGGCTTCACCAGCAGTTACCGGATGGGGCAGATCATCCGCTACCACGTCACCGCGCCGAGCCTGCGCGACGCGGAAGGCGAGTGGATCGACGCCTTTGAGTACGCCGTCAAGTACCTGATCCCCGAGGTGCGCACGCGGCTCAAGGAACACGGGTTCACGAAGGTCGAGAACAGCGTCGAAGAGGGCGGCCGGTTCGTGCTCGGGATCCGCGACCGCGTATTCATCGTCGACAGCGACTTCCAGGTCGGCGAGTCGACCGACGGGTACGTCGCCGCCGGCAGCGGCGAAGAGGTCGCACTCGGCGTCCTCTACCACACCCGCGCCGAGAAGGACTCCGCGGCGGAACGGGCCGAGGCGGCGATCAGAGCCGCCGAGTACCACAGCCGCGGCGTCGGCGGCCCGATCGAAACCGAGGAGACCACATGACGCTCCCCAACCGACCACCACCACCGCTCCCCCCGCCGAGTCGCATCCCACACGTCTACTACGCCGGGTGGGGCCACTACTGGACAGCGACGCCTGGCACACCCGAAGCCAAAGGGCCGCCAGGCAGCCTCCGCCGATGGTGGGCACGAAAGCGAGCCGCGTGACCGGCATCATCGTCCAGGTCTACTGCCCCGCCTGTCGCTGCCACGTCCTCGCCGAAGTCCGCCCCGCCAGCACCGCGCGTCGCTGCGCTTGTCCTTGGTGTGACCACCAACTCCGCGTCCCCCAGGAGAAGGCGGCGTGACGGCTCGTGACCAGATCCATCTCCTCCAACGCCCCACCTGTCCATGCGGCGGCCTCGCCGAACGCAACGGCCGCGGCGACGGATACCGCACCCATTGCGCCCGCTGCCGCAAACACGCCCAAAAAACACGCCATGCCGCTGCCTGACACTCAGCTTCAACTAGACCTCGAGGGTAGCCACCACGATGCGACGACCGCGTTCCGCGAATGGCTCAAAGCCCAACCACCCACCCACTGGACAGAGGAGCCCGAAGACGATGAGCATCGTTGAACTCGTCCACACGCGCACCCTCGACGAACTCGCCGACGCTGCGCGGTCCGAATATGCCGCGCTCCACACGGCAGCCGTATCGACCCTCGACCACGGGTTCCGGCTCGGCGAGATCCTTTGCGAAGCGCACGCCCAACTCGCAGCCGAGGAGTCATGGCGCAGGTGGTTGAAAGAAAACCTCGGCCACACCATCGGCTGGTCGTACCAGTTCGAACGGTTCGCCTTACTGCGCGACACTCTCCCCCCCGAGGTATTCGAGCCGTTCACGGACAGCCGCGGGTACACGCATCAGCCCTCCTTGACCCGAGCGTTCTCATATCTCCGCGGCCTTCCGCCAGTGCGCGAGTTCGTGGGGACAGAGCGGCGCCCCGCAGAGATGAAGGATGAAGCGCGCCGTCTCGTCGCCGCCGGCGCCAGTCAGCGAGAAGCCGCGCGGATCCTGGGGACGACACAGACGAGCGTCGCCTACTGGGTAAACCCGGAAGCAGCCCGACGGGCCAAGGCTCGCCACAAGGCTGCTTACCGCGAGCGCGTCGCCGCTCGCCGAGCTCTGCAACGCGAGCGCGAAGCCGCCGCCATCAAGGCCAGCGGCGCCGACATCGCAGAGGTGTACTCGCTCACCAGGCGCAGCCTCCGCACCCTCGAACAGATGCTCGACAAGGCCGAGGACTCGCCGCGCTACCGCCGCAAGCTGAACGCGCTTATCACCGACCTACACCGCGTCGAGGAATCCGTCGTCGCGATCCTGAAGGACGCCGACCGATGAGCGACCTCGACCCAAGCTGCGATGGATCGTAACCGGGGAAGGGCCGATGCCCGATGAGTGACGCGCTGCTCAACCACCTCTCAAGCGGGGGTTTGGCCGCGACCGAACACCGGCCGTGGCCCCAAGCCCTCCGCAGCCGCCTAACAGCCGCCATCGAAGCCGTCCAATGCCTCGACATCCACGACGCGCTCGCCCTCCTCGAAGACCTCGCCGGTGACCTCGCCGCGCTCGACCACGCCTACGAATCCACGAGCGCCGAAGCGGCATACCAGCGGTGGAAGGCGTCGTGACCAGCGTCCAACTCCCCCCGAGCGGGCTCCTACGCGCTTGGGTCGACACGTTCGAGCCGATGACCGAGGCGCCCGCCGAAGCGCAACTCGCGACGGGCATCGCGATCGTCAGCGCAGGCGTCGGCTGGAAAGCACCGATCCGATGGGGCACCTCGTCTGAGCCGTGCACCATCAGCTCGATCCTGGAAGGCGGCAGCGCGATGGGCCGCAAGACAACGACGATGAACGGCGGCCGCGCGATCGTCCACGAGGCCACCGGAGACATCCCCCCAGAGCATCGCGGCCTGTTCGCGCACATGCTCGGCCACACCAGCGACGTCGGCCTGCTCGAACTCGTCGCCCCTAAAGACAAGGAAGAGGCCGAGCGTTGGGAATCCACACCGCCGCCCGGCCACGTCCTCAACTGGGACGAGATGGGCGGCATCCTCGGCGACCCAGGCGTCGCCCGGAAAGGCGGAGACTGGCACGGCCGCACGCGCACCACCATGATGAGCCTCGCCAACGGCCGGCACGGCGGCATCAAGACGGGCGCCAAGAAGTTCCCGTCGGCCAGGTGCGCCGTCGCGATCGTCGGCACCATGACGCGAGTCGAGCTCGAACAACGAGTCGACACCGGCCTGCTCCGCGACGGGTTCCTCGGCCGGTTCATGCTCATCCCCCACAACGGCCGCGCCCGCCTCCTCAGCCAGCCGCCCGCATGGACGCCCGCCCAGGTCGAAGCGAAACAGTCGATCGTCCAATGGGTACGAATGCTCAGCGAGCGCCGCGAACCGTTCGGCGACGCATTCTCGCTCTTCACGCCGGCCGCGCTCGAGGAACGCAAGCGGTGGTACATCGAAACGACACGCCGTCTCGACCGCGAAGCCGACCGAGACCCGACAGACGCCACCCGCGCCGCCGTAGAAGCGTTCGCGCGACTCCAAACGACACAGGTAAAGCTCGCCGTCTGCGCCGCCGTCAGCGACATGCCGACCTCGAAACTCGCCACCGGCACGCCCATCGTCACGCTCGAACATGCGCAGTGGGCGCAGAGCGTCATCGACACCAGTTTCCAGGAAGTCGTCGAACTCGCGCGCGGCGGCGGCCAGAACCCGGAAGATGAATACCGCGGCCACGTCGTCGCATACCTCGCGACACGCGGCAAGGTGCCACGCAAGGAACTTCTGCACAACTGCACCTTCAAGCAGATCTCGGCGCACCGAAGATGGAGCATCATCCGCGACCTGCATGAGGACGGGACGCTGGCCGTCGAGCTCGAGCAGACCAGCGGCCGACCCCGCCAGGTCATCGCCGTGACCAGAGATACGGACGCTTACGACCGTCCACCAGAGCCAGAAACGGCGACTAACGGACGTTCCCCAACCATCCACGAGACCCGAAATCCGAACGGCCATAAGCCAGATCCAGCGTCCGTACCAACGTCCGAAAGTCGAGACGCGTCTGAGTCCTATACACGTATTCCCCCCCTTACGGGAGTTACGACACATACGGACATACACAGAGACGACCCCGAAAACAGCCCTCAGATAGACACACCGCCGTCCGTAACGTCCGAAACGCCCGTAAGCCCCCCAGAACCCGACCCCTACATCCTCCCCAACGACGACATCCCCTTCTAAATGCCCGACTTCCGCCGCCAACGAGACACCGCCAGAGCCGAACGAGACGAAGCTCTCCAACAACTCGAAGACCTCCGAGCCATCACCGGCTGGATCGAACCCGCCTACGCCAAAGCACTCCGCGACCACGCCGAACTCGCACCCAACGCCATCCGCCGCATCTCCGCCGGCGTCAACGGCATCCCCGAATCACGACCACCCAGCTACGACGCCCGCGCCTACAACGACCTCCGCCGCCAAAAAGAGTTCCAACGCCGCCAAGCCGAATACCTACGCCGCCGCCTCCGCCACCTCGTCGACGGCGACCACGACCCCGACGACGGAGCCACCGAAATGCCCACCCGTGCGCAACCCCGGGGGGAAAAAAGAACCGCATGAATAAGCCAAAACCATGTCCGTCCGACCAGATCTGCTACCGTTTCCTGCAGCGGGCGAACTGCGCCACCAAGCGCCGCACACACGCCCCACACCACGACCCCACGGCCGGCCTGGCGGCAGCGCCCACTGCCCAAACGCTCCGTGCAGGCTTCACGGAGGGCCAGGCCACATGACCAGTCGCATCTGCGCCCACCCCGGATGCGGCCGCATCATCGCCGCCACCATACGCCGCTGCCCCCAACACGCAGCAGCACACCAACAAGCACACGCCCAACGCCCCGTCAACCTGATCTACCGCGACCCACGCTGGCGCACCACCCGCCGCCTCGTGCTCGAGCGCGACGACTACACCTGCCAACTCTGCGGCAACCCAGCAACCACCGCAGACCACCACCCCACCCCCGCGCTGCAATGCGCCGACCCATACGACCCCGACACCTGCCGCGCCCTATGCGCATCCTGCAGCGGACGGTCAGACGGCGGCAGGCGCGGCACCCAGGGGGGGGAGCCCATAACCGCGCCCCCCGCCCTAAACCCCTGGGTAACTCACCGCGAAAAAAATCGGGTTGAGCCGGGTTCGGTGATGTCGAGCTCGGTTCGGCCGAGTTGGGGTGGGTGATGGCGCGTCCGTTCTCGTTGCCGCACTTTCGGGCGTGGGCGCGGGAATGTGTGTTGGACACGGGCGAGCCGTGGGTGCTTGAGGATTTCCAGGAGTGGTTCGTCCGCGACCTGTTCAAGGGTTACGCGGAGGCATGGCTGGTGGTTCCGGAAGGGAACACGAAGACGACGCTGCTCGGTGGTGTGGCGTTGTACCACTGTGAGTACCGCGAGTCGGCGATGGTGCCTGTGGGCGCGTCTGCTCGTGAGCAGGCGGAGTGGATCTATCGGCAGGCGGAGGGGTTCGTGTTGCGGACGCCGCGGCTGCGTGAGGTGTTCCGCTGCCAGGAGGGGTATCGGCGGATCCGGTGCGATTCGATGATGTCGCGGATCCAAGTGTTCGCGGCGGATGACCGGACGGGCGACGGGGTGATCCCGACGCTGTGCCTGTTGGACGAGTTGCATCGGCATAGGGATCTGCGGCTGTATCGGACGTGGCGGGGGAAGTTGGGGAAGCGTGGCGGCCAGTTGGCGGCGATCTCGACGGCGGGCGAGCCGGGGAGCGAGTTCGAGGTGACGCGCGAGTTGATTCGCCAGTCGGCGACGCGGGTGAAGCGGAGTCGTGGTGGCGCGTATCTGCGGGCCGAGTCGAGCCAGCTGGTGTTGCATGAGTGGGCGGTGCCTGAGACCGGCAACGTCGAGGACATGGCGACGGTGAAGCGGGCGAACCCGTTCAGCGGTGTGACGGTGGTGGGGCTGCGGGATAAGCGGTCGTCGCCGACGATGACTCTTCCGCATTGGCGCCGGTTCGTGTGCAACCTGGCGACGCGGGCGGGGAACGCGGCGATCACCGAGGTGGAGTGGGAGAAGGCCGAGACGGCAGAACGGATACCGCCGGGCGAGCCGGTATGGGCGGGGTTGGATATCGGGTGGAAGTGGGACACGACGGCGATCGTGCCGTTCTGGATGTCCCACTTTGAGCGTCGCCTGATCGGCTCGGCGTCGATCGTGACGCCGCCGCGTGATGGCACGTCGACCGACCCGCACCTGATCGAGATCGCGCTAGAGGATCTGCACTCGGTGAACCCGATCCACACCGTGGTGATGGACATGACGAAGGGCGAGCAACTCGCGGCGTGGATCGAGGCGGAGTTGGGCGCCGAGGTGGTCGACCGCGGCACGAAGAACGCGGACGCGGTGATGGACTACGACAAGTTCATGGAGGCGCTGCGCAACGGGTGGCTCAGGCATACCGGGGATGCGGCGTTGAAGCGGCATGTCTTGAACGCGGTCGCTCGGATGCTCCCGGGCGGTGACACCAGGTTCGACCGGCCATCGTCGAGTCGCGGCGGGCGGACGGGTAGCGATTTGCAGGAGGTGCGCGTGATCGATGGACTTGTGGCAGCGGCGATGGTGAACGCGGTCGCGTCGAGCCAGCCTGTGAAGGTCGAGCCGTGGGTGGCGGTGTGGTAGTGCGCCGGCGGCGACGGGTGCGGCTGCATCTCGTCGACCCGAATCCGCACGTGAACCATCCCAGCGTCGAGGGGCTGCTGCTCGGATGGTGGTTGGAGCGGCGCCTTGCCCGCGAGTATCGGGTCGCGGTGCCCGACCTGTTGTTCGCTGCCGGCGCGAAGCCGGAGCGGCTGCGTGACGCGCGTGAGTTGCGGATCCCCCGCGAGAACGTCGCCTTTTACGAGGTGCTCAGATGACTGGTGCGCTCGGGAATGTGCTCGGGAATGTCCTGGACAGCGTGATCACAGGGGTGTTCATCGTGGTCGTGTGCGCGCTGGCCGGGCAGCGGTTGGAGATTGTGAAGATGGATCGGCCGTGGTGGCGCCGGCTGCGGAGGGCGAAGTGATCCTGCGCACCACGACGGCCGAGATCGAGCATCGCAGCTTCGCGCTCACCGACATGACGCGGTGGGGGTACACGGGGCTGCGCAGCCAGTCGTGGGGTGACGCGACGCAGAACGCGCAGGCGATCCCCGCGATCTACCGCGCCGCCAGGCTGCGCGCCGAGGCGGTCGCGACGCTCGACCTAAAGTGTTTCCGCGGCTACGGCGTCGACCGCGCCGAGGCGCCCGGTGTGTGGCAGGCGCAGCTGTTCTCGCAGCCGCGCCAGAACGAGTACCAGACGACGCCCGTGTTCTGGGACGCCGTCGAAGAGTCGCTCGCCTACCGCGGGAATGCCTACATCTGGAAGAACGTCGACCCGGCGCTGGGCCGGATGGTCGACTGGTATGCGCTGCACCCTGACCAGGTCACGCCGGTCGATGTGAACGAGTGGCGCGTATCGGTCGGCGACGGGTATGTCGATCCGGTCGGGAACGGCCGGAAGGTGTACACCGTCGACGATTCGACGATCCTGCACATCCGCGGCCACGGCAACGGCGGGACGCTCGAGGCGCCGAGCCCGGTGCAGGTGTTCAAGGAGGCGCTGGGCGCGAGCCTCGGGCGGATGCGGCACGAGAGCCGGATGTGGAATCGCGGCACCGCGATCCAGCAGGCCGTCGTATTCCCTCCCGCGGTGACGCCGACGGAGGCGGAGCAGTGGCGCGGCCAGTACGCCGCGCAGTACGAGGGGACGTCGGGCGACACGACGCTCGTGCTCGGCGGCGGCGCGACGGTGACGCCGATCGGGATGACCGCCGTCGACGCCGCGTATGTAGACATGGCTGGCCTGACCGCTCGCGACGCGGCGATGATCATGGGCGTGCCGGCCGACCTGCTGGGCGTGCCGGTGCAGACGCGCGGCGTTCCGAACCTCGAGCAGGACTTGGCGACGTGGCTGCGGTTCGGCCTCGGCCCCGAGTTGAAGCGGATCGAGAAGGCTGTCGCCGCCGACCCACAGGTGTTCCCGCCCTACTCGCAGACCTACCCGTGGTTTGACACTGACCAGTTCGTTCGTGGCGACCTCGTCACCGAGGCGAACATCATGCACCTCCGGATCCAGGACGGCACGCTGGCACCTGACGAGGGGCGTGCACAGATCGGCCTTCCGCCCCATCCGGACGGGCTCGGTGCGACGCCGCAGATCACGCCGGTCGGCGGCGGAGCGAACCCGATCCCGGCCGCGTTCAACGCCGAACCTTCCGACTAGAGAGAGGTACAGATGACGCTCATCGAGCCTGACGAGAGTCGGGGGCTTCTGGCTGCCGACGATGTGGAGCTGCGCCGCGACTTCAGTACCGCGGAGCGCGTCGCATTGGCGAAGAAGGGGCAGGCGATTCCGGTCCGCAACGCGAAGGGCGAGATCATCGACGGCCGCTACCCGATCGTGACAGCCGGCGACCTCTCGAACGCCATCCAGGCGATCGGCCGCGCGAACGGAGCCTCTGAGGTGAAGGCGTTCATCGTGAAGCGCGCGAAGGCGCTCGGCCGGATGGACATGATCCCTGACTCGTGGAAGGGCGGGATGCGTGCAGCTGACGACGCGGTCGAGCGGCGCGTCGTCCAACTCACCGAGGTCGAGCTCCGCGATCCGCCCGGCGATAACGGGCCGGACGGTCACACGGGCGGCGACTGGTACACGGTCACGGGCTACGCCGCCGTGTTTAACAGCGAGACGACGCTCCGCGACGGCCGTCACGTGCGACTGCGCGAGCGGATCGAGCCGGGCGCGTTCGGCGCCGTCCTCGCCAGCCGCCCCGACGTTCACCTGCTGATCGGCCATGACCTGAACTATCCGCTCGCTCGCACCGGCGTCCGCGGCCCCGGCGCCCTCGACCTCAACCAGGACGACCACGGTCTGCGTATGCACGCGAAGCTGAACCCGCGCGTGAGTTACGCCCGCGACCTAGTTGAGCAGATGCGCGCCGGCGTCGTCGACCAGATGTCGTTCGGGTTCACCGTCCCGCCCGACGGCGAGACGTTCGAGCATGGAGAACTTGAGGATGGTCGCAGCGACACGCTGCGCACGATCCGCCAGATCGGCCGCCTGTTCGACGTGACGATCACGCCTGCAGGCGCCTACCCGGATACCAGCGTCGCCGTCCGGTCGGCCGCTGCGTATCTCGGTCGCGACGCCGCCGAGTTGTTCGGCGATGCGTCGGGCCTCACTGCCATCGCACCAGCCTCGGATCTGGTGGGTGGGAGCGTCATCGCCCCGGATGGGGGTGACGCGCAGCGCGCACTCGTGGCGCGCAAGAAGGCGCACGCGCGGGCTCGGCTCGCAGCGATGCGCTACCCCACCCGCTAAACCGAAAGGACGACGATGGCCGCGAAGACCATCGACGAGCTCCGCACTGCCTACAACGAGGCGGCGGAGCGCGTTCAGGAGGCGCTGCGTCAGATCGACGACGCGCCGGAAGACGCAGACGCCGGCTACTTCGAGCCGCTCGACGCAGAGGTCGGCGCGGCCGAAGAGGCGGCGGAGCGGTGCAAGGCGGATCTCGACACCGCCGAGTCGCGGGCACGCGCCCGCGAGAAGTACAAGCCGCTGGAGGTCACATCTGAGACGCGGATCAGCGTCAACGAGCCCGACCTGTACACGAAGGACACCCCGCGGCAGCGCGGGTTCCTGCGAGACCTGTACATGCGCGACATGCGGCACGACTCGGCCGCGGCCGACCGCCTCTCGCGGCACCAGATGCACGAGCTCGGGCGGATCGAGAAGGAGGCCGGCGAGCAGCGCGCCGTCGCCACGGCAACGCTGGGCGGCGCGATCCCGCCGCAGTACCTCGTCGACCGCTACGCGAAGGCGCTGCGGAACGGCCGCGTCTACGCGAACGCGGCGCAGCACGAGGACCTGCCCGACGAGGGCATGTCGGTGATCGTGCCGCGGTTCACGACGGGCCTCGCGGCCGGCGTGCAGGCGTCAGAGTCCACGACGCTGACCACGCAGGATCCGGTCGAGGTCGACCTGACCGTGCCTGTGCGCACCGTCGGCGGCTACTCACCGGTGTCCCGTCAGACGCTGGAGCGGGCCCAGTACAGCGAGCCGATCCTGATGGAGGATCTCGGCGCGCGGTACGCTGCTGCGCTCGACACGCAGTGCATCTCGGGGTCGGGCTCGTCCGGCCAGATCCTCGGCGTTCTGAACACGTCAGGCATCTCGACGAGCGCCGTTTCGACGGCGACCGTCGCGGCTGTGTGGCCGAAGTTCGCCGACGTCATCCAGCAGATCCAGACGTCGGTCGGCGGCCTCGGCATCAACGCCGACAAGATCATCATGCACCCCCGCCGGTACGGCTTCTTCAGCGCCGGCCTCGACTCGCAGAACCGGCCGCTGCTCGTCCCTGACGCGGGCGGCCCGTTCTTCAACGCGATGGCGGACGGCGGCGACGTCGCCACCTACGGCTACACCGGCACCCGTATCCAGGGGCTGCCCGTGTTCACCGACGCGAACATCCCGACGAACCAGGGCGCCGGCACGAACCAGGACGTGATCATCGTCCAGGCTTCGAGCGTCGTGCACCTGTGGGAGCGCCCGCAGGACCCGGTCACGCTCGCGTTCGAGCAGCAGGCCGGCAACGCGCTGCAGGTGCAGCTGGTCGCATATGGGTACGCCGCGTTCACCGCGGGCCGCTACCCCGCCGCGAGCGGCACCATCACCGGCACCGGCCTCGTCCCGCCGACCTTCTAGGCCGACTGGGCGATCTGACCGTGGGGCGAGCCGCGGCCGCTATGACAGCGGCCCGCGGCTCGCCCCGCACAACCATCGAACGGAGGACGCCGACATGGCGGACAAGAAGAACTTCTTCGCGGAGCAGGGCCACGAGGATCCCGAGTGGGCGATGGAGCGTCACACGGAGGACCTCGAGCGCGAGATCGAGGGCGCGAAGGTCCGTGGCGACAAGGAGCAGGCCGACAACGCCGCGAAGGCGCTGGCCGCGCTCGGCCACAAGAAGGAGACGCGGCCGCGCGCCGCAGCAGGCGAGGAGCGGTAACCGATGGCGAACGTCGCAGTCGCCACGGCGGCCACGCAGATCCTCGCCGCGAACACGAACGTGGCGCAGCGCAGCGCCGTCGTCATCCAGAACCTCGGCCCGAACGCGATCACGATCGGCGTCGACAACACCGTCACCACCGCGAACGGGATCACCGTCCCGACGAACGGCGTGCTGACGCTCACCGCAGGGATCAACGGGACGCTGTTCGCGATCGCGGCGACCGCCAACCAAGTGTCGCCAGCCGACACGCGGATCCTCGTCGAAACAGCCGGCCAGTAGGAGGCCATCCATGACGCTAGACCCTGCACCCGTCCGGGCGGCGGAAACCGATGATGAGCAGCCCGAACCGGGCGAGATCATCCAGACCCCGAACGGCAACATCGTGATCGGCGTCCCGACAGCCACGGCCGACGCCGAGTCGCCCGTGCCGAGCGGAGGGTCGAGCTAGTGGCCGTCACCGCCAACATGTATCCGATGGTCCTGACCACGACCTGGAACAAAGAGGCGAACCTCAACTCGGACGCGATCAAGTGCGCCCTCACGAACACGGCGTACACCTATGCGGCGACACACAAGTACTTCGACGCCGCGCCGTTCAACGCCGCGTTCACCGAACTCGCGACGGCGAACGGATACACCGCTGGCGGCGTCGCGCTCACGAGCCCGGCGACGACGAGCGCGCAGACGACGAGCTGGACGGCCGGGAACGCCGTGTGGACGTCGACGGGCACGCTCTCAGCGGTCGCCGCGGTCGTCTATGACTCGTCGCCGGCGTCGAACAAGCCGCTCGTCTCGTTCGTCCAGTTCGGCGGCACCGTCACCGCGCCGTCGGGAGCGACGATCACGATCGCGTGGAACGCCTCGGGCATCATCACCGTGGCGGTGACGTAGATGGCCGACGCGATCTATGTCTGCCAGAACACCGTCTTCTCGGCAGCAACTGGCGCGAAAACCGTCCTGAACATCATCGCGGGCGCGAACCAGCCTGTCCAGATCATCGAGTGGGGCATCAGCTTCGACGGTACCGCCGCAGCGTCGGCGACGGTCAACCTTTGCCAGTCCACCCAGGCCGGCGCAGGCACCGCTGGAGCGTCGCCGCCGGCCGTCGTGCAGGTGACCGGCCGTGCGATCACTGCCCAGTTCACCGTGGCGCACAACTACACGGCAGAACCGACGGTGCTGACGGTGATCGAGCCCTATCTCGTCAGCCAGTTCGGCGGCCAGTTCGTGAAGCAGTACCTGCCAGGCCGCGAACCGGAAACGGACCTGTCCGGCGGGACAGTGAAGTCGCTCGCGATCAGGGTGAACACGGCGTCGACGGTGAACGTCCTCGCCTACGCCTACGTCACCGTCGGTGCGTAGTGGCGGTCGCCTTCGTCAAGGCGCTCCAAGCCGCGGGCGGTACGAGCACCGTCAACTCGACAACGATCGCCGTCACCACGAACGGCGCCGTCGCCGCCGGTAACCACATCATCGGCTTCTACACGAACCGCCTCACAAACGCGACGACGCTCGCGAGCGTCGCTGCGACAGGCGCGACGTTCCAGGTCGACGGCACGGCGAGCGGCGCGGCCGGAACGACAGAAGGGTGGGGCATCTTCTCCGCCTACTGCCCGAGCGGCCTCGCGTCGGCGACGACGATCACCGCGACGCTGTCGCTGGCGTCTACGCGCAAGACGATGTCGTGCTTCGAGTTCTCGGGCCTCGCGTCGACGAGCTGGGCCTACTCGCCTGCCGTCTCTGGTAACGGGAATCCGGCGCCTGCGTCTCCGGTCACCGTCGGCACGCTCTCTGGCCTGACGGCGGGCGATCTCGTTGTCAGCGTTACGCAGTACAACAACAGCACCGGCACGATCGGCCAGATCGCAGCTGGGTCGGGGTGGACGACGCCGACAGCGGCGACGGGCGGCAACACGATCGTCGGCGCGAGTTCGTGGGACGAGTCACTGTTCCAGTACATCGCCGGTGTCGCTGGCACGAGCCAGGCAGTGACGTTCACGTGGTCGGTCGATAACTCCTACGCGGCTGGCGGCGTCGCCTATCACCAGGCTTCGTCCGCCGTTGTGATGCCGCCCCGGCCCGTCATCGCGACCGCGCGGACCATCCCTGTGGCTACTCAGCCGCTGGTCGGATGGCGATAGATGGCTGTCCTGATCGCCCACCGGCCGCCGAGCGTCGCGGCGAACCAGACCGTATCCCCTCCAGCAGCGACAGCGAGTGCGTCGGCGCCCGTCCCGACGATCACCGTCACCCTCCCAGCGCCCGCAGCGACCGCAGCCGCGAGCGCGCCAACGCCAACGCTGCAGGTGACGCTCTCCCCGCCCGCCGCCACGGCGAGCGCGTCCGCGGCCACGCCGACGCCCGCGATCGGGTTCACGCCGCCCGCTGCGACAGCGAACGCGACAGCCCCGACGCCGACGCCTGCGCTCCGCTTCACACCTCCCGCCACGACCTCGAGCGCGTCCGCGCCATCGCCGGGGCTCGGCGTCACGATCAACCCGCCCGCCGCGACAGCGAACGCGACAGCGCCCGTCCCGATCGTCAGCGCCGGCCAGGTCGTCAGCCCGCCAAGCGCGACGGCTACAGCGTCCGCTCCCGTCCCGTCGATCGCAGTCACCTTCAACCCGCCCGCCGCGACAGCAGCGGCCTCTGCCAAGACGCCTGCGCTACAGATCTCCATCCCGCCGCCGGCCGCGACGGCGACCGCGTCAGCTCCCATCCCTGGCACTGTCGGGAACAGGATCCAGGTGCGTCTCTCGCCTGCGACCGCGACCGCTGCGGCGAGCGCCCCAACACCGACCGTCGCCGTAGTGACCGGCGCGCACATCGTGACGGCGGCGCTCACCGGCTACGTGCAGGTGGGCGCGCAGGACGGCGTCACGGCCGGCGCGACCGGACAGCCCGGCGTCGGCGCAGACGCAGACCCGGCTACGGGTGCGACTGGACAGCCCGGCGTCGGCGCGAGCGGAATCGTCAACCTCTAACCCCCGAGAGAGCGAGGACCCGATGACGAACCTCACAGACGCTGCGGTGCAGCGGATGCTGCGCGACGCGCAGACCACGCCCACGCCGCAGGTCGGCCCGATCGAGCATCACATCGGCGGCCAGATCAACGTCGGCGACATGGTCATGCCCGACGGGTCGCAGGTGAAGGTGCTCAGCATCGCCCACCCGAGCGGCCATGCATGGATCACGAAGCTACCGCTCGCCGCGGCACAAACGATCGCGAAGGAACTGCAGAAGCCGCCGCGGATCCCGAACGGGGCGCTCTAACCAGTGGCCGCGAGCACCCTCTACGTCGGCGACCAGAACCCGACGCTACCCACGACCGTCAAGGACGGAAACGGGAACGTCATGGACCTGACCGGCTACCTGTCCGTCACGTTCGCGCTGGCCTACGCCTACGGCACGACGACGCTGTTCAAAGCCGCCGGCGCGTTCGTGAACCCGCGCACCAGCGGCGGCGTCACCTACGCACTCGGCGCGCTCGACCTGTCAGGCGCGACCCCGGGCCGGTACGTCGGCCAGTGGATCCTGGTCGACGCGAACTCGAAGCCGCAACACGTCGACGCCGGCCTCTTCGACGTGAAGGTGGGGTACTAATGACCGACGCGATCGTCACCGTGCTCGAGCCGTGGGCGTTCACGACCGAGGCGAAAGTGAAGCAGCAGGGCAGCGGCATCGCCCCGACCGACTCGTCGCAGGACGACAACCTCCGCTTCCTGATCAACGCCTTCAGCGACCTCGCGATGCGCTACAGCGAACGCGAGTTCCGAACGACGGCGACGAACCCGGCGACGCGCACGTTCCCCGTCGCGCCTTACAAGGTGTGGGGCGCCGACGCCGGCTACGTCGACTTCGGCCGCTACGACGCGCAGACCGTCACCAGCGTGGTGATCAACAGCCAGGCGCCCGGGTCGACGACGACGCTCGACCTGACGATGTACCAGCCCGTCCCCGTCGAACGGTGGGACGGCGTCTACACCGGCCTGAACATCACCGGGTACGTGATCGCGTCGGCGAGCCTGCCAGGCATCGCGGTTACCGCTGACGTGACCGGGACGTGGGGATGGGCAGCGGTGCCCGACATCGTCATCCGCGACTGCGTCGAGACGGTGAAGACATGGTTCCGGATGGGCTACCAGGTGAAGAGCGGCCAGTCGATCCAGGGGGAACTCGCCGCCCAGTCGCAGCTGTTCCCCGCCGACCTGCCGAACAGCGTGAAGACGCACCTCGACGCCTTCAAGACGATCACGGTGTTCTGCTAGTGGCGAGCGTCCACACACACGTCGAGACGTTCGGCCTCCAGAGTCGGTTCGAGTTGTTCACCGCCGTCGGCGCGAAGAAGGCTTTCAGGAAGGGCGCGCGCCGCGTGGGTTCTCGGGGGCGAACGCTCGCCCGCGCGGGCGCGCCCGTCAAGACCGGCCTGAGCAAAGCGGGGATCAGATCCTCTGTGCGTAGCACCGGCACCGTCTCGACAACGAAGATCTATCCGAGCGGCCCGCACCGCCACATCACGATCTGGCAGGACCAAGGCACCGGCGAACGGCACAAGCGTGACGGCCAGCCGACCGGCATGGTCGAGGCGCAGTTCTTCTTCGAGCGGGCGAGCCTCGTTCTCGACGGCGAGGTCAGCGACATCTACGAGTCTGTGATCGACGAGGCGCTGCGCGCGGCGGGCCTGTCATGACTGTCACTACCAGCCTCAACCTCGCCGCCGTCCGCAGCGGCATCGCCCAGGTGATCAAGTCGGGCATCCCCGAGATCGTGAAAGTCACGCGGCACGTCGACTACGTCGAGGGCGTGAACAACTTGCCGTTGGCAACTATCGGGCGTGGCGAGATCCAGGGACAGGACATCACGCTGCAAGGCGAAGCGGCGGACGCCCAACTCGGCGGGTATGACCACCTCGTCACGTGGACGGTCACCGTCTACGCGACGTTCCAGACGGTCGTCGAAGCGCAAGAGTTGGACGACATCCTCGCCGGCCGGTTCCTCGACGCTTTCAACGGCAACCGGCTGATCGACCCGAACGGCCCCGGAGCGGTCGACTCGTCGCGCGTGCCCCTGATCGTCCCGTTCATCCTGGACGAGGAACACGCGCCGCTATGGCTGTCCGAAGTCACCCTTCGCACCTTCATCATCTCGAGCCTCTAGGAGCAGCCGATGCTGTGGATCCTCCCCGACCCTGACCTGGTCACGAGCGGCAGCGAGCAGGACGTGCCCGACCTCGGCCTCGTCGTCCCGTGCCGGCTCGCCGACACGTCGCACACCCGCAAAGACCTCGAGGCGCTGATCAAAGAGACCGGCGCCCCGCTCATCGTCAAAGACGTGAAGGATGGTGGTGACTGATGGCCGTCGCAGGCGGTTACGTGCAGCTGGCGGTCGAGACGACGCCGAACGGCGAGCTGAACCCGTCGCCAGTCTCGTCGACCGTGTTCTACCACCCATACCAGCAGCGGCAGTGGGACATCCCGCTGCTGCTCGACGACCGCACCGACGAGTTGCGCGGCGTCACCGACAACGTGCAACAGGACGTCGTCGGCTATGACACCCAGCCGTGGAGCGCGAACCTGCGTCTCTACCCGAACCTGTTCGGCCTATTGATGTGGGGGTGCCATGGCGCCGGCGTGTTCACGGCCGGGAACGGCGTGATCACCGACCCGGCCAGCGTCGTCATGCCGGTATCCACGAACCGCTGGGTGTGGACGGCCGGCACCAACAACGGCCCGGTCAGGAGCCTGCAGATGCAGGTCACCTACCCCGACCAGTCAGTATTCCTGATGCAGAAGGGGTGTGTCGTCGAGCAGCTCCAGGTGAGCTACAACGGCGAGGTCGCGCTGATGAACGCGACCGGCCACGCCCTCTACAGCGTGCAGCAGGCCGACCCGGCGCTTACCCCGACGTATGACGCGCTGACGGTGAAGCCGTTCCTGCGGTCGATGATGGTGCAGCCCGCGACGTGGCTCGCCAGCACGGGGACGCACAGCGGGTTCACGTTCTCGCTCGCCAACCCCGTGTCGTATGACCGGACGCTGTCGGGCAGCCGCTACCCCGACGCGGTCGACCGCACCGGCACCGGCCTGAACCTGACCGCGACCGTCGACATCCGCAACCTCAGCACCGCCGACATCGCCGGCCTCGTCGCGGGGACGGGCTTCACGGTGAAACAGTCATGGGTGCACACCCAGTTCATCACCGGCTCATACCCGTACAAGCTGTTCATCGAAGGGAACGCGATCTACAGCCAGGTGAACGCCGAATCGCTGCAGCACAAGATCCGGCACGGCGGCACGTTCACCGTCGACTTCGGCCGCTCGTCGGGTGGCACTCCTAGCTACACCATCACCCTCTGTAACGGCATCTCCGCCTACTCGAACGTCGGCTGATGGGCGACCTGAACCTCACCCAGCAGCGGCCGAAGGTGACCGTCAACTTCACCGACGACGACGGCGCGACGCACAGCCACGAGTTCGAGGTGCTACCACTCGACAAGAAGCGGTTTGAAGGGCTCGCCGCTTACCAGAAGCGGGCGCGGACGCTCGACGAGACGCAGGACGTGGACGAACTCGCGAAGCTCGTGCCCGAGTTCTGCGATTCGATGCTCCGCTCAACGAACGGCGCGGTGACGATCACGAGCCTATGGGAGAACGCTGGCCTGCCGTTCTCGTGGGTGATGCAGATCGCGAAGCACCTGCAGCAGGAGGCCGTCGGCGACCCCCCAGCCTAGGCGCCCAACGGGTCTACGCCGTCTGGGCGCGCTACGGGAAGATGCCTGACGAGGTTGACGGGTGGCCGGTCGCGTGGTCGATGGGATGGTTGTGCGAGCGGGTGCTCGAGCTGGAGGGCGTCATCCGCGGCTCGAAACGATGGGACGACGGCGTCCCTGTCGGGTTCGGGCTGGATGACCCCGACTATGACCCGGCGCTTCAGGTGGCTCCGCCGCCCGACGGTTACACGTCGTGGCAGCACTTCGAGGAGGTGAACGGCAGTGGCGAATGACATCGCGATCATCGTGACCGCCGAACTCGGCGACACGCTGCTGAAACTCGACCTCGCAAAGCACGCCGTGAGCGACCTCGGAGACGCTTCGGAGGAGAACGCGGCGAAGACGGATGAGGCCGCCGCGTCGAACGCATTCTTCTCCGACTCTCTCACCGGGCTGAACAATGTCCTGATGCAGAGCGTGCCGCTGCTCGGCGGGTTCCAGGTGCCGCTCGTCGCATTGCCGGCCGTCGCGATCGGCGCGGCGGTAGCGGTCGTCGCGCTCGCGGACGCGGTCGGGACGCTGATCGCGATCCTCGCTGACCTCGTCGCCCCCGTCACCCTCGTCGCCGGGCTGCTCGGCGGCCTCGGCGGCGCGTTCCTGATCGCCGCGAAAAGCGCGTTCGGCGGCGGCGGCGCGCTCAGCGGCCAGCTGGGAGTGCTCAAGCACCAGTTCGACAATCTCACGAAGACGCTCGTGCAGGACTTCATGCCCGTGTTCCGGTTCCTGATCAACTCGGCGCATGACGCGCTCACCTACCTGAACCAGATCGCGAAGCTGCCGCTGAAGGAGGCGTTCCAGAGCCTCGCGACCACCGGCATGCAGGCGGTAACGAAGTTCCTCGAGCAGGTCGGCCACTTGGTGGCTCGTCCGCTTCGCCTCGCGTTCCAGATCGCGTTCGGGACGGGGAAGGGCGGTAACGAGATCTCGAGTGCTGTCAGCGGGCTGTTCAACCAACTCGAGCGGTTCCTGTTCGGCTACACGAAGACGCACCAGATCCATATCGGCCGGTTTCTCGGTCCGATGACGACGACGCAGGTGAACGGCCTGTTCCAGCCGCTGATCGACTGGTTCAACCGGCACCACTTCACGAAGCAGGGCACCGAGATCGGCCATGACATCCTGCAGGGGTTCATCGGCAGCGGCGCGTCTCAACGGGTCGGCAAGTTCCTCGTCCAGGTACTCGAGGACGCCGTGAAGACGGTCGGCGTGCAACTCCTGCGCGCGGCCGTGGCGGTCGCGAAGGAGTTCTACAAGTGGGGGCCGGTGATCGCGCTGGTCACGAGCGGCCCGATCGCGGCGCTGTACACGTTCATCGTGACGCGGATCATCAGCGTGATCAGGCGGATCCCCGGCCTGTGGAGCGCCGTCGGCGTGGCTATCCAGGCTGTGGTCGGTGCAGCGAAGACGTTCTGGGGTTGGCTGCAGAAGATCGCCGACTTCTTCTCCCACGCCCTCACCTTGAACATCAACTGGCCGAGTCCGCCGGGTTGGCTCACATCTCTGGGCGGGTTGATCGGTGGCGGGTCGAACCCGTCGAGCAATCCGGGCGCCGGCAGTGGCCGCGGCGCAGGGTCTCACCCCGGCAGTGGCGGCGCGCAGGTCATGCAGGTCAACCACTTCCATCTGAGCGGCATGGGTAGCGACGCCGCGTCCCGCCGGCAGGTGCGCGAGATCAGCCGCGAGATTGGCCGGCAGAACCATATCCTCGCTGGAGGCCAGTAGTGGCCGCGCCGAGCATCGTCCTCGACCCCACCGGACTGAACATCCAACTCAACAACCAAGGGTCAGCGACTGGACTGTTCACGCAGGAGGCGAACCAGCAGGTGCAGGGCGTCGACTGGGGCGGCCAGGCGATCCAGGACATCATCAACACCGGCGCGTATCGGATCGAGGACATCGACGGCGTCCTCGCCGCCACCCGCGCTGTGCGCACCATCCTCCTCCCCGTCCGGATGTTGGGCTCGTCGAAGGACAACCTCGACACGACGATCTCGAATCTGAACTACGCCTTCGCGAAAGCGAGCCGTTTCCAGCCGCTCGACCTCGTCGTCACGCCGGGCGGGTCGACGAAGACGACGACGTTCAAGGTGATCGGCGGCGACACGTTCCATTACTACAGCCAGATGGAGGACAACCTGAACCGCGTCCGCGACGCGCAGGTACAGATCTTCTGCCTCCCGTTCGGCTACGGCGCGAAACAGACCTATGGGTCGAGCGGCGCGCCGCTCTTCGCCGCCGCCGCTGGCCCCGGCGCGTTCACCGTGACGATCCCCGCCGGGTCAGAGGGCGACGTGCTCGCCGACGTGACCGTCATTTTCCAGTTGACAGCGGACACAGCTGGCGCGGTCACGGTTGGGTGTATCGCGGGGAACTCGTCATGGACGGTGACGAGCGACATCACCAGCTGGTCAGCCGGGTCTGGCGCAGGCACCAGGGCGGCGCAGTCGAACGCGAAGTACAAGGGCGGCGCGGCGCCGGGGTATATCGCGGCGGCGCAGGGAACAGTCGAGGAGGCGTACAAGAAGACGTTCACGACGGCGGACTTCCCGACCGGAGTGCCGATCCGGTGCCTCCTGTTGGCCGACGACTTTCAGGTGCTCGCGGCTAGGCGCGGCTTGTACCAGATGCGGCTCGCTGTCGCGGCCGGCGGCGTCACGTCGTATGGGGATTGGGTGAGCGTTCCGGCGGCGGCTGGTAACGGGACGACGACGCATTTCTTGCAGGTGATGGATATGGGCGCCTTCTTGTTCCCGCCCGGCCCGTCGGGGTCAGTCGCGTTTAGCGGGAGTACGACGGTGTCGATCCAGGTGCAGGACGCGAACGTCCACGCGAACGCGCTCACCTGCGCGTTCGACTCGATGATCTTCCTCCCAGACGCGAGCTCGCTCATCGCTGAGTGGCCGATCACACAGCCGGCCGCGAACACGCCGATCCGCATCGAATCCGACCTCTTGTTCAACAACGCCGACGGCGCTCCGCAGACGGTGCTCGTGTCGGGTGCGCATATCCGGAGTAGGGGGACGACGCAGTACGCGATCTGGGCCAGCGACCAGACTTTGGCGAACACGTCCGGCGACGTCACCTATTCGCTCGTGAAGGCGTGGGCTGAGGTTGTGCCCAGGTATATCGGGTTGGCTCCGGTCTGATGGCTGCGTATACGGCGATCATCGGCGACGCGCGGTCGGTCGGCGCCCTGGCCGGGTCGGCGCTTCGCGGCGACCAGGCGGTCTTGCAGCGCCTCAACCCGCAGGTCGCGACGGCAAGGGTCCGCGGCATCCTCAACCCGCACATCGTGAAGGACGCCGTCGGCGGCCTCATCAGCGCCGACTTCACGATCCCCGCCGAAGAAGCCGCCAGGTGGCGTCCACTGCTCCGCTACGGCGCGGTCGTGTGGATGTTCGACGGCGGCGAACCCATCTTCTACGGCTACGCCGAACAGCCCGTATGGACGTCGACGGGTGACTGCCAGATGAACATCTCCGGCATGTGGACGGTCCTGAGCCGCACCCGGACCCGCGAAGTATGGGACCTGTGGGACATGAGCCTCCTGTCGCGCGGCACGGGCGCGAACGAGAACAAGGCCGGCCAGGCGAACGTCAACAGCGACGGCACCGTCACGTTCAGCATCCCGAGCGGCACCGTCGTCGCCGCTTCTGACCGGATCAGCGTCGACTACCTCCTGTTTGATGAACCGGCAGGCGTCTCGGACGGGAAGCTGATCACGGCGTTCGAGTTCAACATCAGCGACCAAGTTGGGATGGGCACTACCGTCCGGCTCCGCGTCATCGGCAAGGCCACCGCCGCCGCCGCGACTGGTGATCTCCTCTACGACACGGGCGCGACCGGGCCGAGCACGCGGCAGGGCGCGACGAACCTGAACGGCACGAACCAGGGCGGCGTCGCATGGGGCAGCGAATCGGGGTATCGGTGTCTCCGGTTCCAATACATCTTCACCGCTGGCGGCACTCTCGGCGCGGACCACTACGCGACGCTCGACCGGATCCGAGTGTCGACCAGGGAAAGCCTCTTCCCGTCGGTCAGCGGCGGCGTTGTGGCACCGTTGGACACGGGCGTCCTCGCCCGCGATGTCCTGTCGATCCGAAGCCCGAACAGCGTCACTACGAGCTCCACCTATCTGAGCGAACAACTCGACACGCCGCCCGAGTTCTGGCCGAGCAAGGTCGCGGCGGGTGCGACCGACACGAACAGTTATGCGTATGCGTGGGGGCTAGACCCGACAACGGGAACCGGGACGGCACCGAACAGCGGCGTCGCCACATCGGGATTCTCGGCGCTTGAGTGGCAGTCACCGACCGACATCCTCTCGGCGCTCGCCGGGATCGACGGCAACCACGTCGGCTTCTACCTGCCCTATAACGGCCGCGGAGGGTATGACGCGCCCGGCAACCAGTACGCAGCATCGGCGCCGGCCGTTCCCGACGTCGGCTCGTTCTGGCTCGCCGCGCCGCCACAGCTCTACTACCAGGCGTTCAGCGACCCGACGACGAACCCGGACTACACGGTGCAGACGCAGGAAGGCGCGCAGGTCACGCCGACGACGGACGTCCAACCCCTCGTCAGCTACGTCTACACCAACTATCAGACGATCAAGGGCAGGCAGCAGAGCGTCGTCGTCCAAGATGCGAGCCAGAAGAACTACGCCTTTTCGCAGGGCTACCAGCGCCGAGAGGACTACACCATCCAGCCGTCGGTGGGCGATAACCAGACACCGACGAGCCAAGCCGCCCAATACCTCGCGCAGCGCAGACTCCCCGTCGCGAGCGCGGTGATCACAATCACGAACGACGGCGCGAGCCGCTACGCGATCTTGAAACAGGGCTGCGTTATCGCGCGCCTCGCCACCATCAGGCCGGGCAGCCTCCAGATCAACGGCGTCGCCACCAGCGGCCTCAACCTCTCAGCCGGCTACGCCACCCACGTCGAATGGTGGGGCGAATCCGACACGGGCCCGGAGTACGTCGAACTCACTCTCGCCCAACCACCAGGCCAAATCTCGCGCGAGACGGCGCATGGGCGGCTCGCGTATCGCAGCCTGAAGACTCGTCACCGAATCCTTTTCTAGCCAGAAGCAACCGGACAGGGCAGGGCAGCTATGAACCCGTTCATCGTCCCGCTCCTGGCCGTCCCTGTCGTGCTCGGCATCGACTGGTCAAGCGTCAGCGGCGGCAGCCTCGCGATCATCGGCACCCTCGTCCTGATCGCCGGGTTCGGGTTGCGGTACACGTCGACCGGCAGCGAAGCGCGCGACATGCTCAAAACGATGAACGAGGAGCTGCGCGCCGACAACGCCGAACTCCGCGGCGAACGCGAATCGCTCCTCGAAGCACAAGAAGCGCTGAAAGAGGACATCCACAAGCGTGAGCTCGAGACGATGGAACGCGAGAAGGTCATCGCCGAGTTACGCGCCCGCCCGGACACGACCGAACTGATGCGCCGGCAGGACGATAACCACACCGCGGCGATGGAGATCGCGCACCAGACGGCGGAGACGCTCGAGCGTGTCGTCGGGATGCAGGGCGACCTGCAAGCGATCGTCGCGGCCAGCCTCAACCGGCCGCAGCGCCGCACCGACCCAGGCACGTAGGGCCGCCGCGAGTGACCACGACGACCCCGCCTCAAATCCTACCCACCCCGACCTTCGTGAGTGACCACGAAAGGAGCAGCATGGCCATCGCTATCAAGCGGCAAATGAGAGAACCGAGCGTCCAATACCTCGCGCACAACGCGATCACGCACGGCGGGATGAGCATCAAGCGCGTCGTCCTGCACGACACCGAATCCCACGACACCGCCGGCATCACCGACGTCAAAGGCATCTACGACTTCTGGGCCGGACAGGGCCTCGAATACGGAGCGCACCTCGTGATCGACAAGGACGGCAACACCGGCATGAGCGCGTTCGGGTTCGAGGAAGAGATGTGGCACGTCGGCAACTTCAACGGCGGCAGCATCGGCATCGAACAGATCGGCTTCGCGAGCCTCACCAAACTC